CTTGCCAAAATTCCTGACGGCTCATTGATCGTCCTCTAGACCAGCCTTCTCGCCTACCATCTTTGAAGCCTTGTGAATACCAGATTACATTGGAGATTATTAACAATCCAATCATCCCTATAATTACTACCGAGTTAATCATTGTGTACCTATCTGTAGCAGTGCCCTTGACTGCTTACAGAATTAGAGTCTCATGCCTATCCGACAAAGTCACGGACATTTAGGTAACGAAACAATAACAATTATCTAGGTCGGCCGTAGGACTTCCCAGACACAATAAATGTGCCATCCTTCTCAATGTTGATTAGATCTACCTGCACCTTAGATCCATGCACATACATGATGGCAAAAGCCTGTTGCCAGTTGGCGGACCCTTTCGTGTAGTGGGCCTGCTTAAAGTCCATAAGATTGCCCACCTCAACACCATGCAGAACACGCCCTATGCGTCCTCCAGAGGCCTCTGAGAAGGCCGAACGCCCTGCCCTGTGTGTATGTCCTGAGATAACATTCTTGCCATGCCTACGAGCCGCTTCTAGGGCTGATAGACCCCCTTGTGGCTTGATAGGTGTATGATCTCCATGAACTGCAATCCAATTAGTAGCAATAGCCATAGGGTTCTTGTGAAAGGTAATGCCTAGCTCATCGAACTTCATGAACTTCTCAAAGCGAAGCTCTGGCAATGCACCGAAAGCAGGCACTTTAGCCATGATGATGTTATACAAGCGATCTGTGTGATTGCTGCGGATGCAATCTGTAACGCCTAAATCCCAGAGAAGCTGCACAGCCTCATTACGATCATCATCTAGGGTCTGGGCATAACTGCCCATGCGACCTTCTTCCCACTTGCTTATCTGTGGTAGGTCAATCTCATCGCCTATTGTGACAACTTGATCTGGCTTAAACTTTGTGATGAAGCTAGCAAGGTTACGAGTAGCAACCCTGTCATGGTAAGGGACTTGTAAGTCCGAGACTACGACTATTCGCTTAATCGTCATCCTCATCTTCGTAGTCACCGAACTTCTCTACTTCAGCTGGCTCTGGAAGAATCCAGCGAGGATAAGCCATTGGCTCAACAATAACTGCCAATGCTAAATCAACAGGAAAGCCTGCTCTGCGTAGTGCGCGATACATTTCCTGCAAAGAAATAGCCCATACATCTAACGCGCTATAGGTGTCAAGATCTATAACCCTTTTTTTTGCCATGACAAAATTATCGCTCTAGAAGTATGTTATAGATCTCATCGACACGCTGATTCAGTCGCTTAATCTCTGAGAGCAGATGAGTAATGACATAACCTGCAAGGCCACCAATGACTAGCAAGGTGCTTATGTAAAGGCTAAAGAAGTCTTGCTGGCTCACTTTTTAGGACTCGCATACCCGAAAACCCCGGCAACTACTGCGCCTAGAATGTGACGATAGTCTAGAGAGAAGTTTGATGTTGTTCCCCATACTGCAAGGAACGCTCCGACTGAGATGATTACTGGGTGCTTCATGTTCATTATTCTCCGCCTAACATAGATACTTGAAAAAAAGCCCCGTCATTATCAGCTTCTTTCTTAAAGCTGATATGGCAGTGCTTAACATGTTTGTTAGCCCCTGTGTACTTGCGCCATTTCCAGTTAAGGATCTTGGAGCAGATGAACCCATCAAAGATGATGTAACTAATACGCGAGTCTTTTTTTGATTTTGATAAGGCACGAAGTTGATCTGCAAGATCGCCCATAATGTCTGGCTTTGATCCCTTGAATAAGTCACGATCGATGTCGATGGCACGAACCCACCCTTGCTCATCTGGATTATGATCAGACTTGCGAGTAGCGTGTCTGGTATCACCAATCCAACCATCCGATGTGCGGTCACGATCCGGGAAGGAATCATCGATTTGTTCCCTTAATTGAATCGCAGCTTTAGAAAGTTTAGGCTTCATTCTGTGTATGAATCACATCTTTAACTTTGGGAGCAATCAAACCCATAGCAATTAGATCATCTTCTGTCAGTCCAAGTGCCAATAGTTTTGCTTGTGTTGCTTCTTTAGCAGCTAGGGCTTCTGCCTGTGCTTGTGCTTCTGCTGCATCGATAGCTTGTTGTGCTTGGTAGGCCTCGAACTCAACATCTGTCATTTCGCGGTCAATAATCTCGTTAGTGGTTACATCGTGGATGCGAATTATTGGTTTTGTCATTATTTAACTCCGTATAGTGCGACAGTTCCGCCAGACCAAGTTCCGCCAGAATTAGTAATTACTAGAGATGTTATGCCAGATCCGCTTGCTGCATAGGTGTAACCGCTCACTGTTTCACCTTGATAAGAAGAAGCTAATCTAATTCCACCATCTAGTGTAAATGGAACAAAATCGTCCATTGCATAATTGTAAATGGTAACAATAATAGAATTTGCTGTTTCAGTACGGGCAAGGTTTGTCACATTTCTAATGTAACTAGGACCGTATTGTCCAACAGTACCATTAGAGATTGTGTTGGCATAGGCATAATCTGTTCCACCATTAGGAGCAATTCTTAGAACTCCGTCAGCTGTATTGTTAGTCATGTTCTCAAAAAATAGTTGCAAATGAACATAAGTGCTAGGAATGGAAGAAAGAGTTACTGAAGCACCTGAAAGAGTTGTAGTAGAGATAAGTGTCATACCACCACCGCTTGAAGGTGTTGCCCATTTTAATCCTGTTGCAGTCGTTGAGTCTGCTGTTAAAACTGTATCATTTGCGCCTACTGCTAAGCGTGATGCTGTGTCTGCTGCTGTTGCAGCAATGATGTCACCCTTAGCATCAAGAATGGTCGCTGGAATTCCCGTTGCATCTGTTACCCATGAAAAATCCATGTCTGTATTAGTTGCCTTAGCAAGAACTTGACCTGTAGTACCACCTTTAAGATCTAGCAATGAAGCATCGATTGCATCGCCTAAACCTTCAATGGCAGTTGCGCCATTCTTTACTAGGTCGCTGGATGTCGGTACTGGCCATCCAAAATTGGGTGTTGTAGTTGCCATTAGGTTAAAGCTCCTGTCGCATTTGTCCATGTAAGTGTAGCATTTACACCAGTCCAGATTAGTGAGGCTGGCAATATTGTTTCCCATTGTGTGGTAGATAGTGAGAAATCCGTTGCTGAAATGTAAAGGGTTATTTCGACAAAACTAGGGGTTGCTCGTAGAGCTACATTCTCCACAAAGCCATCAAATGATCCACCGAATAAGTTGCTTGGTAGGTTTTGGATTAGAACAGGCTGACCAAAGAACACCCCGATAAGGCTGTCAAGCATGGCTGTAGGGATGTCTGGATTGTCAAGTCTAAAGGTAATGGCTCCTAGTGAGCCTCTAGGGTTCTTACGAAGGTTTAACTCGCGTGAGGCAATGTCAGTGATGTCTGCAAGGTTCTTGATGTTAGAGTCAAACGAACGCTCAAAGAGGCCATAAGAGGCTATAGAGTCGCTGTCAGAGGTGCTGTAAGTGCTGGCATAGCCTGTGGAGTAGCGATAGATAAGGCTGTTGCGGATGCGACCAATCTGAGTTGTGGACTTGATAGAGGTTGGTGTTGCATACGAGCCATCAAGGTTAGTAAAGCCATTTGCTGAGAGATAGTTAGATCTGTGGTCTGCATCGTCATAAGAGACATCTCCATCCTTTTCCTCATACACCTGACCTAGTGCGCTAGTTGCAATCTGATCTGCGAGAGTTTGAGACTTAGCAGTGGCACTAGCTGCAAGAGCAATCATTGTGTAGAAGCCTGAGTCAATAGTGCCGATAGATGTCTCGGCTTCTGCCCATGTCACTGTTGCTGGATAAGTTGCCCAAGTTGTAGTGGGCGTGACTTCAGCCCAAGTAAGGTTAAGTGCTTGTCCTAAGATTTCTGCAATCTGTGCGCCATCCAAGCCTTCTGCGAGGGCTGTGTTATAGACAACCTTTGTCAGTTTAGCTAGTGATCCGATACCTAAGATTGTGCCAGTAGTGATGTACCCAGTCTCGTCAGGACTTCTCACTCCGATGTTGAAGTCTGATACTTCTCCACCAAACACAGTGACATAAGTGCCACTGCCATTCTTTAGTTCTAGCGTTACTGGCTCTGTTACATTGATTGTGAAATCTGCCCCAGTAGTGTTGATGATTTCTACTTGGCAGTAACCTGCTGTCGGCTGACGATCAATGTCGATGCGACCAGAAGCAAAAGAGACAGAGGTGACAGTCGTATAGACATCATCACCTACTGTAATTCGCCATTCTGGAAGCCATGTCATACAGCGATCATTCCTCGCAATGTGCCTCGGTAGTTAGCCTCAACCAATACATTTTCAATCGCTTCTGCAATGGCGTTAGGATCACCAATGCCAGTATTTACAGTAACGCTGTAGTTGTACTCACGACCATTAGGGCTAATGCCCGAAATCATCCCTTGATTAGGAGTAAACTCTCTCAGGTTAGGTTGGATCTGAGTTACTACGCCACCTAGTGCCGCAACATTGGCATTCGTCTCTGCAATAGTAGTTGCCCTTTGTATTGCTGCTGTTGTTGCTGTAGCTGCTATGTTTTGTGTTGCTGCTGCCGTAGTAGTTGGCACTAAAGTCTTAGTACCTTGCAATGCTAGTAATTGCATCATCTTGGCAATAGCAGAATCTAAGTTAGCCAGATTGATTAAATCTGCTGGTTTAAGTGTGTCAAGAATTGACTTGATGTCTTGCAGTTTTACATTCTGTCCAGATAGTGCGCCGAGAATTTTTATGTCAGCATTAAGCTTGTTAGTTGCAGCGATGATTGATGCTTCATCCTTAGAGGCAATAGCATCCTCTAAAGCAAGCATAGACTTCTTAACATTTAAGCGAGCAGTATCGTTTGCAATCTGTAATGCCTGTGCGCTGCTGGTTGCCTTGCCTAATTGCTCAGCCTGATTAGTCAGGGCTGCTGCAACCTGAATCTTATCAAGATCAAAGATGCTCTCACTGTTGCCAAGTGCAAGGTTTGCTTTGTCGATTGCCAGTTTTAACTTAGCAGCCTTTAATTTCTTTAGTTCATCTGCTGTTAGTTTTTTGGTTAAGTCACCAGTTTTTTTAATTACTACAAACTGGTTTTGCAATGACTTTAGATGCTCGTTATCAGCAGCCTTGACATCTCCTGTCTTAACGCCTTGACGAGCAATAAACCCTAAAGGTCCAGCAGAAAGAGAACGCCTAAATGGTGTAGTCAATAAACCAATCAGGGATTTAGTATCACCATTGACCTCAAAACTAGTAATTTCTGCTAAACCTCGAATAAAGTCAGCCGCACCTAATGATGCTCTTTCCATGTCATTTGCAAGATTATCTACAGAGTTATCCTTGCCAAGTGTTTTAAGGGCATCGATCAAACCTACGCCAATGTTTTCAGCTGCATCATCAGCTGCGTTGGCTAGTATCTGCATTTGACCTGCGTCAGTTAGTGCAAGGTTCTTATTAAAATCTTTGTAGGTCGAATCTAGAACTGCGACAAGAGCTGCTGCTCTTTCTGCCTCAGTGCCGTTTTTAATTGTCTTCTTTGTAGTCTCGTCAAGGACAAAGCCAACTTTAGTAAGTGAGGCAAAGTTTCCATTCAGAGCTTGTGCCAAGCCGTTAGTCATAGACTTGAACTCATCGGCAGAAGCCGCTGCACCCTTTTCTGCTGTTACATAGTCAAGGATGGCAGGGGTTAATGCTTTGATCGTATCGATCTGAAGATTGAATGTTGCAAGTTGTGACTGAGTCTGGGTGATGTTTTCTTTGTTGACCACGCCAATTTCTTGCAATGCTTGGGCTTGATCATTGAGAGACTGGATTTGGGCATCTGTAGCACCGACAGTTACCTTGACAAGGTTAGCCAATCGTTGCTGTTGAGCCTGTGCATCCAAAGCTGCCTTAACAGATGCCTTGCCAAAAGCAATGACTTGAGCAGTACCAAAAGCAAGACCTGTGGCAGCAGCAAGCCTCTTTACGCCTCTGATAAGTTTGTCAGTAGAAGTCTCGGCTTGTCTAAAAGCTTTATTGCCTGTGAACTCCGCTGCAATGTCAATGACTACATTTGCCATGATTAACCTTTCACCGAAGCGCGAGCATTTAATTTAGTAGAGGCAGTCTTAATAGCATCAAGGACCGCTTCTCTAGCCTTGCCATTGTTTTCATCATAGGCACGAAACAAAGCGCGACCTTGCATCTTGTCGCGACCCTTCATAGTTTGACCGAACTTGGCATTTTGATTCTCAACAAAACGAGAACTTGGAGTCTTGCGCCCCATTGTTTCGTAAATTGCCCCAGCGGCACTATTGTTAAACACGCGAGCTAAAGATCTAAAACCTCGGCGATTAGGCTTAGAAGGTGATGTCTTATAGCCAATGCCACGCTTGGCAATGCGAGCTGTGTAAGTCGGGAATGTCCCTTCTGACATTTGACGATGCAGCCATCCGCTTAAAACTTGGTTGTCATCTGGAAGATAACCTTTAGCAGATTGTGTAATTGGCTTTAATGCTGCTGCGATTTCTTTGGGCAAAGCCTTAGCAAGATCTGGAGTGTATTGCTTCAGAGCCTTGCGGAGATTAACGCCGCCCTTTACGCTTGCTGGCATCGCTCACCTCTTTCGCCTCATCTTTTAGACCTTGAACTAGAGCATCTAGCATGGTCTTATCTAAGTCTAATAATTGCTGTGGCGCGATTCCCAACCTAATGCTTAGCCTAGCAATTAGATAGGTGAATGGAAGATCGCGCTTTAAGCTAAAGGGTCGGAGTCCTCGACCGAGACAGATTTAAGTGTCTCGATGAACTCCATTCCATAAGGCTTAACAGTTTCACCTGACCTGCGAGTGACTTCCCATGCCAACCAATAAACATCCGACTGCTTTTCCTCATCGCGGAAAGCCTTGTGGAAACCCTTTTTAGCGTACATCTCAAATGCGTACTCCACTGCTGGAGTAATCTCGCCTTCAATAACGCTTCCATCTGTGCGAACGATCTTTAGTTTTGCCATGATTAGCCCCTTTGTTTACTTGTTTAGAATGTGCCTGTTGTTGCTACTGCAACTGTTGAGTTACATGTAAATGTAATTGACTGTGTGCCAATATCGCCTACAGCACCGTTGATGTCTGTTGTGTTATTGACAAGGATTGAAACAGTATAGAGAGGGTTAGTCGCTGAGACTGCTGTTCCCTTTGTCTGTAGGAATACTGCTGTTACTGTTGTTCCCCATGCTGCTTGCAATGTTGCTAGAACATTTGCTGCGGCTGTGTCGTTTAGGAAATCAATAGTTACAGTAGATGATTCCAAACCTTTTACCATCTTGTGGCTGGAATCACCCATTGCGGTGACCTCAAGCTCATCAAATGTGCGGTTAATTGTTACTGCCGTTACATGGTCAGAAAGATCAACAGAGTTAATCTTAACGCCGACCTGATTATTTAGAAATACAGCCATTAGGATTATTCCTCGTCTTTCTTAGTAGATGCTGGCTTTG